ATGTCTCAGGCTTATATGCCTAGACGTTTGCGTTACACTTGGGAATCTTAAAGGATGGCTTTACAAGCACAGTTACCTTCCGCTAACACTCCTGAACCTTACCGTTACGACGAGAAGTCTGATTTCACGGGTGGTTTGAATCTTCGAGCTGACCAGTTTAATTTGGGTGAAACTGAATCTCCTTCCCTGTTGAACGTTTCTGTTGATCCTAGGGGTGGTGTTCGTCGCCGTAATGGTGTCACGAGAGTCAATGCTACGGAGTTGTCGAACGAGATTAACAGGTTGATGACCCATTACGAGTCGGGTCAGAATCAGATTCTCGCTACGACCATAGACACTGGGGCTGCTCAATCACAGTTGTATTACAATGATGACGCTTCGGGTAATTTCACGGGTCCTGTGCAAATAGGTTCTGATAACCCGTTTTTTAACACAGTTCAACCTCCCACTGCTGTGACTTTCAATGGTTACACTTATATCAGTAACGGCGAGTTGATGCACAACGATTCTGGTGTGACTACAACTGCTGCAATCAAATGGGATGGCGCTACAGCTACAGCGATGACTCCTGATATTGATGCGTCGGATGGTCATTTTCCTTGCGCTCGTTATCTCGCTGCGTGGAATGAACACGTTTGGGTTGCTTACACTGAGGAAAGCGCAACTGAATACAAGAACCGTGTCAGGTTCTCTAAAGTGTCTGACGCTGAGAACTGGACTGCGACAGATTACATCGACATAGACGTTGGTGAAGATGGCGATTTTATTACCGCTATTATCCCAGATCAGAACCGTTTGCTGGTTTTCAAACAGAACTCTGTTTACGAAATTTTAGGTTTCAGCAGAGATAACTTCCAGGTGAGAAACGTTTCCCGTGTGGCGGGAAATCGTGACGGGTGTCAGCCTGTGGCTGCGACTATGGGTGTTTTCTTTTGGTATGGGGAAAAAGGCTTGTATCTGATACAGAATGAAAACCTTGCGTACGTTTTTGAAAGATTGTACCCGTCGTTAACTTACGATGTGGGTCAACCTGCGTTAACGTTAGACAACCCGCCTTCTCTTATGTGGTTTAATGAGAAACTGTGGCTTTCTGTAGACTACCAATCTGACGATAATCTAAGCGGATCTAATCAGATAGATCGCAGAAACACTTTCGTTTGGGATTATTCACTAGGTCCTTTAGGCGCATGGGTGAGATACGACATTAACGCACGAAGCTTGTTGGCATACCGCCCCAGTGGTAGCACACACTTTCCGATAGGTGTCACTTCTAACATTACGACTATTTCTGCTTTCACTCGTATAAGCAAACTTGATGACGAAACAGCAGATGTAGACACTTATGCTTCTCCTGCGAATGAAATAGAGTCTTTTTATCAAACAAGCTGGTTTCAAGGTAACAGACCAACTTTTAAGAAACGTTGGGGTAAACCAAGAAACATCGTTTTATCAGACAATACTGCTGTTATAGTCATGTGCGTTTACAAAGATTACAGTTTAGCAAGCTCAGATGTGTGCTATTCTAAGACTTTTTCTGGTCCTGGCGCTGCTGCTACGTGGGTTAATGATGATGGATCTACTGGTACGGGCGTGTGGGACACCTCTGAATGGGCTGCTATAGGCACAGAGGACATATATGGGTTCGCTCGCTGGCCTACAGTTGGGACAGCGAAGGCTATTAGTTTGAGGTTTAGTGTTACTCCTCAAACGATAGATGGGGTCATGCAACGAGGCAAATGGGGTATGACTTCCATCGTAGGCATGTATAGGACTAGGAGATTGCGTTAAATGGCGGCTTTAGCTGTAACAAACAACTTCACAGCAGGAACTTCTATCGTTGCTTCACAAATGAACACTAACTTTAGTGACGTTGTGACATGGGCGACAGGATCACCTAATTTGTCTACAGCAGGGCAAACAACGACTGTTAGTGGTGCTTTAACTGTGACACAAGCCACTACTCTTAGCAGTACGTTGGGTGTTACTGGTTTGGCTACATTCTCTGATGACGTGTTTTTGGCAGGTTCTAACCAACGTCTTGTTTATGAAGGTTCTGCTGCTGACGCTCACGAAACTTTCATAGCGGCTACTAACCCGACTGCGGATCGTACAATAACGTTCCCTGATGCCACAGGAACTGTAGCCCTAATAGACGCAGCAAGTAATATTATATCTAACTCGGTTTTCAATTAAATAAAGGAAAGGCAATATGGCAACATATTCAAAACAACTACTATCAGGTGGTACAAACGGCAAGAATATTAAAGTTGCAGCCACAGCGACTGCTGGCACAACTATTCACACTGCCGTGTCGGGTACTTCTGATATGGATGAAATCTGGTTGTATGCCTGTAACACCGATTCATCGGACAGGAAACTGACCATTGAATACGGTGGTGCAACATCACCAGATGAATTAACAGAAGTAACTATCACAGCCGAAGCAGGTTGGGTGCTTGTATGCCCTGGTCTACTTTTGCAGAATGGTCTTGTGGTTAAGGCTTTTGCCGCATCTGCGAATGTTGTTAACATCAATGGTTTTGTAAATAGAATAACTGCTTAAGAGGTCTTATAGTGTTTCGACAAGATAGGACTAACCCTAGCACTGCGGTTTCTACGTGGAAGGGTCGGAAGGATTTGCCGAAGGCTAATCCGTCTACGGCTGTTTCTGCGTGGATGAATGGTGGTTTAGGTGATTCATTCAATGCTATTACTGCTACTGGTGGCACTACTAGTGACTTTACTTACAGCGGCGTTTTATATCGTAGTCATGTATTTAATTCTTCTGGTACATTTGAAATTACTGCGAATCCTGATGGTCACACGTTTGATGTTTTGATATACGCTGGTGGCGGTGGCGGTTATAATAATAATCGCGCTGGCGGTGGCGGAGGTGGTGGCGAAAGCGACACCGAAGATGTTGCAGGTACCGTAGAAAGTTTTACTGTTACGATTGGTGCGGGTGGACAGGTTGGTGGTATATCTTCATTCAAAGGTGCCAGTTGGACTAACACATTCTTCTGTACAGGTGGTGCCAACAATGGAGGTGCCAGCACTTATCATGGAGGAGGCCCATCAGGTGAGCCTCTTACTCAATCTTCAACCCCATCTCCGACTTACGGAGGCGGTTTTGCAGGAGGAACTCAAACGGCAAACAATGGCGGTGCAGGAGGCGGCGGCTCTACCGCAGTTGGTTCCAACACAACTACTACTCAAGGTGCTAATGGTGGTGCAGGATCATACCATTCAGAATATGGTGATGGTTGGGGTCGAGGTGGCGGCGGTGGCGGCGGTCAAGGATGCGTATCCGCTTGGAGTCCAAGCGTAGGTTACGGTTCTACTTATGGTGGGGGTAACGGCGGTTGGTCATTATGGGCTCCTAATGGGGGTTCTCATGGCGGCCACGGTACTGCTAATCGTGGCGGTGGTGGAGGCGGAAACGGCTGCAATATGCCTAATTACAGTGTAAATGGTGGTAGTGGAATAGTGGTAGTTCGTTACGCTTTAGAGGCGGTTTAAATGGCTCATTTTGCTCAAATAGGTGATGACAATATTGTTGTAAATGTGGTGGTTGTTCCTGACGAGGAAGAAGATCGTGGTCAAGAATTTTTAGCAGATGATCTTGGTTTGGGTGGAACTTGGATTAAAACATCTTATAACACAATTAATGGTGTGCATTTATTAGGTGGTACTCCGTTAAGAAAAAATCATGCTTCTATTGGTTCTATTTATGATTTTGAATTGGATGTTTTTAAAGAAGCAGAAAGTAATAAACTTTACCCTTCTTGGGTTTACAATGAGAATTTTGTATGGGTTGCTCCTAAAGAACAACCTCAACCTGATATGAGTAAGCCTGAATCTGAACGTGTGTGGAATGAAGAAAACCAAGAATGGGAACATAGGGAGGGAACATGGTAACAACTCTTTTAAAACGACCTGTTGGACACACTCTACATAAAAGTGAAATAAAAGTAGAACATGTTTATAGTCACAATTTTGTGAACATTTATGATATGCCTTCTTCGGTTGTTGGTTGTGAAAAAATAATTAAACATGCTGAAAATGGTGAATGGGAAGATTCGGAGGTAATAGGTCCTGATGGTACTGGAGTAGTTAATCCAGAAGTTAGAAAATCTGTTCAACAAAATTTTCCGTCTTATAATTCACCTAAAGAACATTCACCTATTTTAAGGTATGCGAGTAAATGTTTAGAGAATTATCTTGAAACATTTCCAACAGCGAACAATTTTACTTCTTTTGCTGTAAACGAAGATTACAACATTATTCGTTATGAAGAAGGTGAAGCGTATCATGCTTTACATTCTGATTTTGTTTCAGATTTTAAAAGTCCTCTTAGTCATAGACATTTAAGTGGTGTGTGTTTTTTGAATGATGTTGAAACAGGTGGCGAGTTGGTGTTCCCGCAACAAGATTTAGAAATAAAACCTGAAGCAGGTTTGCTAGTTATTTTTCCGAGTGGGTGGACTCATGCTCATCAAACGTTGCCTGTTGTTGGACAGAATCGTTATGTTTTTCAACTTTGGTGGAGTTTTGCGTAATGACTGTCGTATACCAGCCCACAAGAAAAATGGTAGGCGAGAACGCTCGCTCACTCGAATACGAATTGTTAAAAATCCAGGAAAAGCTGGATGATTTAGAAACCCGCGTAACGGCGTTAGGCGGATAGGAGAAACATGTCAGGAATAAGATACAACGCCTCACAGTACGGGTCGTCTATCGGTGACCAAGCATTAACAGTGTCTGATAGCGCTGTTGCTTGCACTGTGCCGACTGGTGCTATAGCGGCGATGATAACAAACGGGGCTGAACCTATAAGAGTGCGTTGGGGAACCCCGACAGCTTCTGTAGGCCACTATTTGAACCCATACAGCGTCATGGATTTGTACCAAGACGACTTAACAGATGTGAAATTTATTAGAGCTGGATCATCAGATTCTGATATTCAGATTACTTACTTTGGATAGGGAGTGTTGCAATGAGCGTTCAACGTATAAATCAACGTATTACTCAGACATCTACGGGCGACATTTCGGATGTCACTGCTGGTACTGCTCTCAGCGGAGGTGGCAGCAGCGGGGCTGTTACTCTCAATGTTGTTGTAGAGACTGCCACTCTTGTCATTGCGGGTCAGGTTTTTAACTAATGGCTTTCGGTTCTGCTCCGTCTTTCGGGACTAATCCTCTTAGTAAAATAAATGTTGGTGACCCTTATGGGACTACACCTGCTGCGCGTCTGCAAAGAGCGTTGGCTGGTTCGACGTTTTCTAAGAAGGGTTTGTTGACTGATTACGGGCAGGGCAAGTTTGATTTAACTAAGGGTTACAAGAAGCAGGTTCCTCGTACTTCAGCCCAGTTTGCTAGTCGTGGTTTGGAGACTTCTGGTTTGAAGAACATGGCGTTAGCGGAGCAGGCTGCTGCGTTTGATCGTCAGCGTGCAGA